ACTCCTTTGTGCATTTAACTCGCCTCCCTTTTCAGCCAGAGAATACGTTCTTTCTCCAGCCGTCTCATGTCTTCCTTGCCAGCTGCGATGTTGAGGCGTTTCTGTCTCTTGCGCGTCGCCCTCTGGTATGTCTCCAGAATCAACAGGATCGTCTCGTATAACATGATCCCGACCATTGCGATCTGCCACATTTTCGGATGTGCGTTCGTCGTGATCAGCGACATGATCCAGACCGTCATGACCGCAGCTTTTCCCTTGTTAATCATTCCCCTCATGGTTACGCCCCCTTATATCTCTCTTTCCCCTTGCCCAGCAGATCCTCGAGTCGTTCCAGATCGACCGCCCGGATTCTCAGTGGGTCTGTTTTCCAGTGGCGGAGTGTTGAGGTCGGGATTCCTGTCCGCCTGTGTACCTCTGCGAGGTTCGCGCAGTCGAGGAGCAACCGCACCCGCCGTTTGATTCTCTCCTCCGGCTTCATGTCATCACCCCGTCGCACTCTCGCCGACCAGATTCGGATAGAAATACTCAAGAGGGACATCGAAATATCTTGCGATCAGAATCAGTTTGTCCGCCTTGGGCGTGTATGTGCCGTTCTTCCATTCGGTCAGCGTTGCCGTGGCGATCCCGGTTGCCTTTGCAACTTGGTAGGCCGTCACGTTGTGTTTCTCAAGCAACTCGGCAAATCGTTCGTACACTTTTTCACCTCCTTTTATTTACAACGGCTAAGATATCTTATATAATCGAATTGCCAGAAACGACTATCGAAGAACTTAGCACTTGTTTTGTTTTAACTTAGATTTCTAAGTCTTCTCAAGAATAACACAGGTTTCTTAGTTTTGCAATAGGCAAAATACAGTTTTCTTAGTTTTTTATGGAGGTTGTTATGTATTACGAAAACTTTGAGAAATTGTGCAAAGAGAGAGGAATCAGACCCGTGGACGTATCCAGAGGGACAGGAATCTCAACGTCAACGCTCACATCATGGAAAAAAGGGGCATACACTCCGAAAAGCGACAAACTTGCGATGATCGCAGCGTTTTTTGGCGTTTCGCTTGATTATTTGATGGGAACGTCGCCGTCTCAGTCTCCCAAGTCCCCGGAGTGGCAGGACGAGGACGAGTTCATCTCAGAACTGGACGACCGTCCGGATTCCGTCTGGGTTCCGATCGTCGGACAGGTCGCAGCTGGGTTCCGCAAGGTAATGAACGAGGAAATCCTCGGGTTCGAACCTGTTGACTATGATCTTGCAGAGTCCGGGAGATTTTTCGCTCTGCGGATCGCAGGCGACTCAATGGAGCCAGAGATAAAGAAAGGATCAACGGCGATCGTACGATGTCAGCAGGATGCGGACAGCGGGGACGTGTGCATCGTTGCGATCAACGGAGACGAGGCGACATGTAAGAGGATACAGAAGACAGACGGCGGGATCATGCTCGTGTCAACGAACCCCGCATATCCGCCACGGTATTTCTCAGCCAAGGACATGAAAGAGGAACCCGTCACGATCATCGGACGGGTCATGGAGATCAGAACCAGATTTTAAGGAGGTGATCAGATGCCGACAGCCAAGAAAACAGCATCCGGGAAATATCGTGTCACCATATACGACTACACAGATTCAAGAGGGAAAGTGCATCAAAAGACGTTCACGGCGGAAACGAAACGAGAGGCGGAGCGACTTGCGAACGAGTACAAAGACGGCCCGTCCGTGTCCGATCTGACCATCGGAGAGGCGGTTGACGGATATATCACACTGAAAGAGGCAGCACTCTCTCCGTCCACTGTCCGGGGATATCGGCAAATATATCGGAATCTGTTCGAGTCCTCCCGGTTCGGGGCGATCAAACTGGAGAAGCTGACCAGCACGACCCTCCAGAGGTTTGTCTCCGATCTGGTCGCAGACAAGTCCCCAAAGACGATCCGCAATATCTATGGACTGCTGATCTCATCGGTTCGGATGTACCGCCCCGGGGTCGTGTTCTCGGTGACTCTGCCTGCGCCTAAGAAGCCAGAACTCTATACTCCCACGACAAGCGAAATTACGTCCCTTTTGGATTCTATCAAAAAAGACCATGATTTATATGTCGCCGTCCTTCTGTGCGCATTTGGGCCACTCAGACGGTCTGAGACGTGCGCTCTCCGATATGAGGATATAGATTATAAGAAAAACACCATCACGATCCGACGTGCGAAGGTTAAAGGCAAGGATCATCAATGGGTCGTCAAGGATATCCCAAAGAATTACACATCATACAGGACGATTATTCTGCCCCCGGATGTGATCAAGACGATCGGCAGAGGGTTCGGGTTCGTGATCGACGGAGTGTCCCCGGATGCCATCTCAGACAGGTTCAAGGATGCGCTGACACGGTGCGGTCTGCCACACTTCCGCCTGCACGACCTCCGCCACTATTCTGCGTCAATCCTTCATGCGATCGGCATCCCGGATCAGTACATCATGCAGAGAGGCGGATGGAAGACGGATCATGTAATGAAACGGGTGTATCGTGACACGATCACGGACGTGGAAAAGGAAATGAACGACAAAATCAACAACTACTTCGAGAAGTCCATGGCACGATGATGACTCAGACCATGACTAACAATTTCAAGAAATGCAGTAAAATCAAGGGTTTGAGGGTCGTTTTAGGTGGGGTTCGATTCCCGTCAGCTGCTGAAATCAAAGAAACCGCATGGTTGCAAGGAAAACCCGATTTTCCCCTCAACCGTGCGGTTTTTCCGTTGTTCCACGCCTGCACAAAATACGCCCTTTTGGAACTATAAAAACCCTTTTGGGTCACTAATGATGACTAAAACCTTGACTAAATGTAAGATCCTTTGACAATAAAAAAAGGGGCATGGTCATCCCATGCCCTTCTTATTTAATAAGTATGATTTTCAATACATAGTCAGTTCAGACAGTCCCGCCGTCCACGTCTTCCGACCGACCTCTCCATCTGCCTTGAGGTCGTGGTTGGTCTGGAACCCCAGAGTCGCGAGTTTCGTCTGCTCTCCGAACTCTCCATCCGTCTCCACGCCGACGATCGCCTGCCAGACGCGAACCGCCGAACCCTTGGAGCCTATCGTGATCAACGGGAGACTCACACTCACCGCACACATCTCGACGGAAACCGCTGGAGCAGACCCTCCGCCGACATATCTGTAAACGTGCTGCCATTTGCCCCGATAATATGGAGTCACTGCGATCTCCGTCCCTTGGTCGCCCGTCTTCGGTGATCCGTAACTCTGCCCCCGGGCGTGTACGATCTGATTGTTCCCCGCATACATCGCAGTGTGACCGTTCGTCCCGGAGATGTGATACCACAGAATATCACTCGGGAGAATCCCGTCCCCGGTGTTGAGGTTGACCTGTGATGTCACGTCCTTGAAACCGTACTGTAACAGGCCAGTCATGTTCCCGGTGTAACATACGACGTTAAAGTCGATCGGAACTCCCGCCTGCTTGTATGCGTTCAGCACGAGGGACGAACAGTCATAATCCGGGCCGTATCGGTTCGCCTGTGAATATCCATGGCTCTGATCAGCTGCGATGCCCTTCGCCCACTTGAGTGCGCTCTCTGGTATGGTCATCACTTCACCTCGTCATCATCATCCCAGTATTTTGCATCCGGATCGTCGTCCTCGTCCCCGTCTGAGAGATCCTTTGCCACTTTCTTCAGCCTGCGCGTGATCCAGACTGGCATCGGAACCCCCGCTTGATCGAGGTTCTCGCAAACAGAGATGATCTCCATGATAATAATATAAATCGCGATCCATGCCGGGATGTCAACCGGGAGAGCAATCGCCACGGATATGACGTACGCGATCACGATGACCAGCATCTCGCCCGACTTGCGGAACAATCCCGTCCTCATCTTGGTGCTATCCCACGTCCCGTTTATGGTCGCTTGAATCCATCCGGTCACGATGTCCGCAGACATGAGGATCAGTGGCAGCAGGAGCACCCAATAGCGATGTGTGAACTGTATCTCCTGTGTGATTGACTCCATCTTGAATACCTCTCTTTCTTGAAAAAAGTTATAAAAAAGAGCACCTCATATGAGATGCTCTCGGGTTAATGTAAGTAATGAAAAGAAAAGATTTATTTAAATAACTCCTTCCTTAACTGATTCGCGAGTTCGTCCCATGCCTTGCCTAACCCTTCTTCTACCGCTCTGCCACTGCTTTCGTTCTTGTCATCGCCGAAAACCATGCAAATGTAGCACCACGCCAAGGCAATAAAAAAAGCCGTACCTATGATTTTCATTTACACTCCATTCTTGCACCGAAGTTCGGGATTTATTTAAGTTACTCGGTATAAATTGCCCTTTAACGCATATCTGCACCACAATTCGGGCAGAAGTTTATCGAGTCCGCAAGAGAATTATGCACGGTTGCTCCACATCGACTACAATCTGCGGTCAAATCTCCGGTAACAGATATGGAAACGTTTGTCCAGTGTCCTTTTGGTATGCTCGATGATGATGGAAGACTCTTAACAGTTTCTTTCACATCACGGTATTTCATTCCAACACCTACGTGGCATCCGTTGCGATCCAACAATGACCATTTTGTGATAGCGTCCACCGCATCCAGAGCCTCTTTCCTGCTCACCGTGTCGGGGTCTGCGATGACTTCATGAAGTGGACAATCTTCGTCACGTTCTCTATACCAGTCATCCCTGTCAAGCGACTTCTGTATCCGTCTGCAATACACATCAGCATGTCGGCACAGGATACAGGAATAACAGTTACCCGGCATTTTCATGTCAATTAAGATCATCTGCATCACGCTCCTTACAAATTAAGTAGAAGGAACACTCGGAAGCGATTTGGTCGGAATAATCTCAAACATGTGATTGCAGGCATTAATGGCTGAATACTGTGCAAGTAAACAGTTTTCTTCTGTGATTCCGACAGAAGGTGTCATCGGCATATCATTCCCCCATGAGGAAATAGCATCGCTAGTCGGTCTTGTCTTGTCGTACATAACACTTTTCTTCGGAAAAAACTTCCTGCATATTGCTTCGCAAACTGTCAATGCGGCAATGTATCTCGGTAATCCGTCCTGCAAATGAATTCCATCTTTCCAGAAGTTGTGTTCGCTATAATCGCCTAACTCCGCAAGGGTTGCATTCGCTCTCGCATTAAATATCGCCGTGCCATACGGAATATAAAAGTCAAAAGGATATTCCCCATACGGGAGTTCTTTAAATACCTGCAATGATGCCTGCTGATCGTCATGCGATGCCCTTGTGCATACCTGCGTCCATGCCAACATGGTTGCGCCGTCTACGGACTGCCGGATCTTGTCTATGACAAGTGGCAACCACGGCGTATATGTTGTTGCGTCAATTGAATATGCGCTCCACTGCTGAAGTGTAATGAAATCCCATCCTCCAAGTTCAACACAATCTTTCATGCTGATCCTGTTAATCACACGCCAACTTGTATCCGTCCTTGTATCTATCCTATAGACAATTCTACTGTATGTGCCGGCATGTATTCCGTCAGTTTCGGTATCTGTAGCGTCAGCACTTTCCCAACGATTATAGATATCACGTAATGTGCAAGCATCCCTTCTGTATAAATAAATCTCACAAGTAATGCCCATATCTTTAAGGATAAAAGGCACATAAGTGATGCTGTCCATGCCATAACTATTACCGAAAACCATGAATCTTATGTGATTCTGTACTCTATCTTCTATTGATGTCATTCTTTTTGAAACATCGTTTAGGATTCCGGTTGACATGACTATTTTATTGGTAGCACTATCAGCATGGCTTAAATTGAATATTGCCCATTTTGCTTCTGTAGGAGCAAATACAATCCCGTTACTTAAACCAGCCGAAGATTGTTCTGCTGAAGCTACCTTAATTAATGGTGTTGTCGAAGAACTAATTTCAGGTAAAAAACCAAACAACCTAGCATCTCCCGAACCACCTATACCAGTAATTTCAAATGATTCGCCCCCATTACATGGTACAATCAAAGAATCCCACGCATAAGCAGACATCACAGAAATTGTATTATTTGGAGTGTCAACATATGTCCCTCCGTGCGTATTTATAAGCGTTCCGCTGGCTATACCGTTTTTGTCAATGAATACCGTTTTGTTCAATTCATCCTTTATAGAATTTATTGAATCGACCATGCGCTCTATTGCATTGTCGGAGTTTTCCACTACTGATGCAGTTACATTTGTGTTTGAGGATGCACCATAAATCCTCATTCTCATGCCTTCATAATCTCTTGTTGGTGTGAAATTCAATGTATACGCGCCATTAGAAATATCACCGCTTGAGATTATTGTGTTCTGTGGGTCTCCATCTGAACCCGTTGAAACTTGCACAGCAATAGTTCCAGAATAAGTAACATTATCCGTTACAAAACTAAATGTGTAAGGCACGCCATTTTTAAGATTAATGTTAGCAACAATGATACTCCAAGCATCCACCCCATAAGGATTTGCCGTTCCGCTCATTGACAGCGGCATTTCAATCACTTCATTCAACTCGTTAATTTCATCATTTAAATCACTTACGTCCTCGCTCAACTGGGAGTAATCTTCCGGGATGCTATTCAGAATTTCCTGTGCCTGATCTGCCGATGCAGCTGCCTCGCCTGCCTTCTGAGTTGCGGTCGCTGCTGCGGCCCTTGCTTCCGTGATAACCCGGACGGATTCGTTCTCGGGATCATCGTCCACGTAATCATCCGGCATGGATCGCTGGCAGATATGCAGCTTGCCTTCATAGGTCGTGATGCTGGCAGTGCCATCCGTCACGACGATATAGATCCGGAGCTCTCCGTTCGTCTCAAAATACGAGTTCGGGATGTTCCCCAGCACGGTGCAGCTGCCGTCACTGTTCGGCGTGATGCTGGTCGGCGTGTAGGCGTCCGCTTCTTCCATCCCGCGGATCCAGTAGTGGATCTCTGCAGAGGTGATCACTTCCGGAAGGACGGCTTCCAGAACGTGACCCTCGTCATACTGATAGGCGTTTGCAGGTTCCGTTTCCCGGCGTTCGCCTGTCTGGTAGTTATGAAGAAAATCTAAAACAATATTAGCCATTTCTTATCTCCTAAATACTGAAAGTTCCGCAAAACCATAAGTGTGTGCATGTCGAACCCGACCCAGCTGGATTATATCCAACACTGACCGATCCGTTCGTGGATATTGAGAAATATGTCGGAATCCATGATCCGTTTGCGAAGATCGCCCCGGGGATATACTCCACAACGCTCGGACGGAACCCTGTCGGAATCGTCGCAAACGGTCCGGACATGTTCCACGCAGTGAAGTTGGCTCGATGGAAATCGACATTCACGATCCCGGCCCGATTTGTGACATTGTTCCGATAATTGGAACCGCCTGTCAGAGTCGTGGTCAGCGACCCGGAACTCGTAGAGGATGGGTGAATCCCACTCACATCGTAATAGCAACTTTTAGTCCCGGATGCGAACGTCAACTTTCCGCTCTGGAGTGATCCACTCGTTCCGACATCTGGCTGCGTGACGCTGATAGAACTCCCGCTGATAAATGCGTTTGCATCGCCTGTGCCCTCGTCCGTCTCTTGGATCTCGATATATCTCGCCCCGATCGATGCCTCGGCATGTCCAAGGGTCGTGCTGTCGTTCGTGATGATGATCGACGCACCCGCATCCGGGCCGATCTCAACCACGTCGTCTGTCCCTCGGTTGGAGTTGATAAACTGCATCGTGCCGTCGAACGTCCCGCCCGCTGCGTTCAAGGTTCCGCTGAAAGTGGCATTACCGACCTCATCGAGTTGGAAATTCTTCGACTCAACGACCAAAGTGTCGCCGATAAATTTGATCACGCCGTCCCGGATCACGATGTGCTTGCTCCGGTTGCTCATGTCCTTTGACATCTTCTGAGCAACTTCTTTTTTATCATTGCTGGGTGGCAGCGTGTCGTTTCCAGTGATCCATGCACGGCCATTACTCACCCGCACCCGCACCCGGTCGCCGGGCTTGGCGTCTATGCTCAGCGCAACCGGCGTGTCAGTGATGTCGGAACCGGTCAGCTGCACGTATGCAGTGCTGCCTTCGACCTTCGTCACTGTGCCGGTGTAATCGGAGCCGGGAGATTTGTTCTTCGTCCTTAATATGCCGAATAGCTTTTTGAAGTCATTCAACCGCGACCACCTCCTCTGATGTACGGCATCCATATCCAAGTTCGATGGTCTGATGCGTAATCTTGAATGTTCCGTCAATGGCTACTGTCGGAAGGTGAAGCATCACCAGATCCGTCGCAACAACATCCGGCCTGAATCTCCGTGAATATTCAACCGTTCGTGCCGGAGATTGATTCTCTCTCAAGATCCTCATGGCGTATTCCGCAAGGCTCTCGCCGGATCCGATCGAAGACGCCTTATCATTCATCCAGATTTCACCAGAACCGCCCCTTGTCGCCTTCCTGGCTTCTGTAGAAACGATGCTTTCAGGATCTTCGTCCTTGTATTCGACATAATTGTTCCCGGAAGTCACCCGGATGCAATTCGGTACGGAAAACCAATCCTGTGAATCCGTCATGCTGACTTCAATCACATCGTTTTCCATCGTGTCGAAGGTTGCGGATGCTTCAGATGCGGCTGAACACACATGAATCCTTCCGTCACCAGTAATCCTTAACCGCCATCCGATGGCTTCCAGAATCATCCATGCGACATCCAGATTGCTCTGGTCGTCTTCCGCTACAATCGGTTCAGTCAGTGTCGGACCGTCCGTTTCGATTGTCACAGGTGCCGGACCGACCGAAAGCAGATCAGCGACCAGCTGAGCCGCATCACTGCCGGCCGGAGCGTAATACCCTCTTGCAACCAAGATGTCGTCAACAGGTTTCAACACGGAATAACACTCGACATTGTAAGTAATCCTTATTCCGTCCAGTGACCGCTCCGGAACAGATGTCAGCCCCGTAAACAGTGCTACTCTCGCGCCGCTGTCTTCCTGTTTTGTCTTGAGGTATACCCTCACCCAGCCTTCACCGGGGTTTTCCGTCATGGCTAAGTCTGCCGACTCCATCAGCCCAGTGTCCGTCCTGTCAATTGTGCCGGAGACGAAATCAAAAGCCCCCATGTCCCGCCAGGACACAGGGTCAACTTTCTTCAATTCATAGAGGGCGCTGAAGCCTGAATTCCAGTTCATCTCATTCCCCCTTATCCGATCGGGTGCATCTGGTTCCACTCATCCAGTGTCATTCCAACTGGATCCTGTGGGTCGATGGCTTTGATTGTCAGCGTGTAAGAGATCTTCTTGGTGTCGTAAGCCTGCTGTTCATCAATCTGGACATCTGCTGTCAGCGATGAGCCGTCCGGCGTCCGTACATGAGCAACACCGGCATAACCGGCAAGGTCTCTCATCGCCAGCTGACGGTCGAGATCGCGTCCTCTGATGAGTACCGTGTCTGCTGACAGGTCACGCGTGACAGCCGGGTTCCAATCACCCTGTACGGAACCGCCGAGATAAGAAGTCCTCTTGAAATCCTTGTTCCACTTATTGGACAGGCTCAGATCATACGGAAGTTCTATCTGATCGCCGTTCACATCGATGACCATCTGATTTTCAACCAGAATGTCTCCGTCCGCGTAATCGGAATCGTACCATCCCAGACCATCCGCTGTTACATAATCGCCGTTGCCGGTGATCGTTACCAGACGATGCCCGCCGGTTTCACCGAAGGCCGGATAAGGATCTACGTAAGTAGTGCCGAATTCCGCACCCTTCACGATTAATTCCGGCTGGTCTGAAGTGATCCTGTAAATGTCGCAGGTATCACTGCTCAGCGCATCTGTAGGCGCGATCGGCGTGATCAACGCAATCCGCTGTATCTTATCAACGGATACGTTGACGGTCGGCGCTTCAGCCTTATGCGTCCAATCGATAAGGAATGTCACCGCATCGGAAGCCGTCTGGCCGTACTCATCGACCACGATTGCTTCAAGAACATAAGAAGCACCGTCATCCAAGTGTCCAACAAGATCATCCACTGTGATTGTGATCGGATCTTCACCGATCTGCGAGGAAGTCACAATGGTTTCACCTGCATAGCCATCGAACACCGTATCATCCGGGCGGTCGATATGATAATCATCCGCGCGATAGATATTGACGGTTGTTGTACCGGATACGCCTGCTCCGATCACTGTCACGGTCAGCGGCATTGTTCTTGTCACCACGAACCGACCCGGCTCTGAGTTGTGCGGATAGATTCTTGTAGTTGTGGTCGCCGTGCCGTTTACGGTCGTATATATGACGGGAGCCTGACTTGTCGCTTCCATGAGTCCGGAGCGGTAATTTTCATACCTCTGCCCGGAATTGGTTGAGGTCTGCCCCCCATCGATTGTCATGTCCGAGAAATTGCAGTAGATCTGCAGACCTTCCGCAGGTGATATC